GCGCTGACGGTAAATTCCACCGCCTATACGGTTCGCGTAGTGGATCACGATGGCACCGGCATGACGGTTCTCGCATTGGAGAAAAACTAGATGGCGCATGTTCGCAAATCCATTCGAGACAATATCGAAACAACTCTAACCGGCCTCACAACCACCGGCGCAAATGTTTTCGCATCGAGGGTTTATCCAATACAAAGTGGGAAAATGCCCGGTCTTTGTATCTACACCTCGAGCGAAACGATTGAGGCACAAACGATTAAGCCGCCGCGTGGCCTCATTCGCTCGCTCGAGGTGTCAGTTGAGGCATATGTCGAGGGGGCGTCACCAGATGACACCTTGGACAATATCGCGGCGCAAGTTGAGGCGGCAATGGCAACCGATCGAACCCGCGGCGGCAATGCAAAAGATACTTGCCTGAGAACTTTTGAGGCCGAGTTTGCTGGCGAGGGCGAAAAACCGATTGTGGTGGGTCGATTTATTTACGAAATAATGTATTCTACCACAGAAACCGATGCGGAAACGGTCTATTAGATAGGAGACTGAAAACATGGCAAAGCGGATTAATGTTTATCCACCAAGCGGCGGCGAGCCGATCGAGATAAACCAAGAAGATTTGGCGTCATTCGAGGCCAAAGGATATCGGACGGAATCACCCCGATCATCCAAACCCAAGGCGGCGAAATCCGCGAAACCCGAAACTCTCAAAAGTGAGGATTAAACATGGCTACATTTAGCGGATCAGATGGGGTGGTCCTGGTTGGTACAGACCAGGTCGCCGAAATTCGTTCTTATTCTATCGATGAAACGATGGACACTCTCGAAGATACAGCAATGGGCGATACATCTCGCACATATAAAACATCTTTGAAACAGTTCAGCGGATCAGCCGATGTGTTGTTTGATGATACAGATTCATCAGGCCAAGGCGCATTGACTGTTGGTTCATCAGTAACGTTGAACGTTCAGATGGAAGGAAACACCACCGGCGATCACAAATTCAGTGGAACGGTTCTAGTTACCGGACGCACAATCTCAGCGTCTTATGATGGTCTAGTTGAAGCATCGATTTCTTTCCAAGGAACCGGCGCGTTGACTGAATCAACTGTTTCATAAGGGATGATGAATAATGGCGGCTAATTCAAAATCCAAAGGTTTGAGCGCGATTGAACTCGCCAAAAACCATTTCGCAAATCAACCCATTCGGGAAATTCAAGTTCCCGAGTGGGCTGACGATGATGGCAATGCTTTCGTCTTTTGGGTGAAACCCTTCACCTTACAAGATCAGGGCAAATTGCAGTTCTCGGTCAAAAATCAATCTGAGTCGGATGCATTGGCGGAGCTTTTGGTTCTCAAGGCATTGGATGAAGAAGGGAATAAGATTTTCCAAATCAGCGACAAAGCGGCATTGAGGACGAACGTTGATGCCACAGTTTTGGCGCGGTTGGCCAATCAGATAATGACCACAAACGAGGGCGAACTTGAAAAAAACTAAAAAAGAGCGAGGAACGCCAGTTCAAATTCCATCTCGCTGAAAAGTTGGGCATGACGGTTCAAGAGTTGGAATCGAAAATGTCTATTGATGAATTTATCGAATGGGCAATTTATTCTCAAATTCAGTCCGATCGACAAAAACAGGCGATGAACAAAAATGGCTCAAACAACGCTCGAAACCCGGTTAACCGCAAAAGATGAAACAGCCCGAGCGTTTCGAACTTTAAAGACCTCGCTCGGAAATATCGAAAGCGCATTTATCAACGTTTCAAAGATTGCCGCCGGGTTTACGGCAATCTTTGGAGCTGCTTTTGTTGCCGACATTGTTAAGGTTTCAGCAGAGTTTCAAACATTAAAAGCGACTTTGGTTACGTTCACCGGGTCGATGCAAAATGCCGAGGGTGCGTTTAAAATCCTTGATGATTTTGCAAAAAACACGCCATTCGGTTTGAATGAAATTGTTACATCTTTCAACGTATTGATTGCCAGAGGCATCAACCCAACAAAAGAATCACTGACTGCATTCTCAGATATTGCGGCGGGTAGCGGAAAAACCTTCATACAATTTGCCGAGGCGGTGGCCGATGCATCGGTGAATGAGTTTGAGCGATTAAAAGAGTTCGGTATTAAGGCAAAATCGGAAGGCGAAAAATTAACTCTTTCGATCGGTGATTTTACCAAAACGGTCAATAAAGACGCCGACTCGATCATTGAAACTTTGACTGAAATCGGCAATCTAAAGTTCGGTGGCGCAGCGGCGCTTCAAATGGCAACATTAAGCGGCGCATTCACCAATTTATTTGATGAAATGGATCGGTTCAAAAACGCCGTTGGCGAGGCGGGGTTTGCGGGTGAACTAGCGAAAGTTGTAAATGCGCTTACTCAAATGATCCAAGGCAATGAGGATTTGGCGAAATCAATTTCCGACAAATTGATTGTTGGGCTTCAAGCGGCTGTTGCGGCTATTCGTTTGATTGTTGATAATTTAAACACTTTATTAATCGCATTTGGCGTTGCGTTTGGCGCGGCAGTTATTCGAAACATTCTTTCAGTTGCCAAATCAATCGTTGATTTCGGCAAAGCAGTTGTCAAATCGCAACTGGCTATGACCATTTTTGCGACAGTCATGGGAACGGTTACTAAAGCGGGGAAAGCCGGTGCGATAGGTTTTGCCTTATCAGCCGCCGCATTGGTGGCGTTTAATGAGGAAATCACAGAAGCATTAGCGACAATGGTTGAAACCATTGATGTCAATAATCTTTTAGCGTCAACTTTTAACGCTCTCGGGCTTTCGACAAGTCATTTGGAAACAAGATTCAATCAATTTATCGCTGAAGCCGAAAACATGGATCAGCAAGTTGTTTCTAATGACGCAACGTTTGCGGATTTTATTCCAACACTTGATGGCGTAACCGGGGCAACAGATAATCTTGGTTCGAAAACAGATGAATATGCTTCTGCACTTGAAAAAGTAAGCGGAAAACTTTTCCCATTTGCCACCGCAATGAGTAAGTTGGCCATTGATAAAGCGGTTTTAAAAGATTTATTTCAAAGTGGCAAAATCACGGCAGAGCAATATGCCGAAACATTGAACACAATGGCGCGGGATGTTTTGGGTCTTGATACGACATTTGCAGAATTGAGCAAAAATAAAACCATTCTCGATCAAGCATTTGCCACCGGCATCATTGGCGAAGGCGAATACATTTCCGGCATCCAGAGAATCAAAGAGGAAATGACAAACCTTGCGGTCGAAACGGATCGATCGTTTGGGGCGGGGGCAAAGGCGGCAGCGGTTGAGTTTTTCAATTCTGTAAACAATAGCGCGGCGAACATGAAAGATTTTGTTGGCAACGCATTTTCATCGCTGGAAACAAGTCTTTCAGATTTCTTTATGACCGGCGATCTTAGTTTCGGAACGTTCATCGATGCTATTAAACGCGGACTTGCCGATCTTGCGGCCAAAGCGGTGATTACAGTTGGCTTGAATTTCTTAGGCAAGGTATTTCCAAACCTTGAATTTGCTGATGGTGGTTTGGTTCCCGGCTCAGGGGGGCCAAGGGCAGATGATGTTTTGGCTCGGGTTTCATCCGGCGAATATGTCATCAAATCATCAAGCGTTTCCAAGTTCGGAACTGGCTTTTTTGATGCGTTAAATTCGGGGCAAATGCCGGGTGGTATGTTTGGCGGCAACGGTGGTGGAATGTCGATCGACGCCGGGATGATGGATTCACTAACACCGGGGTTTTTCTTGGGTGGTTTGATTAAGGGCATCACAAAGATCATCAAGGGCGTTGTCGATGTGATCGGCAATATTGTCAAAAGCGTTGTTGGCGCGATCGAAAGCGTTGTCGGTGCAATCAGCGGTGCGGTTCGAGGATTGGTTGATTCAATCGTCAGCGGAGATTTGCTTTCGATTGCGGCAATGGTTGCGCCTTTAATTCTTCCCGGTGTTGGCGGTTTAATCTCGGGGAATCTTATGGCCGGGAGTGGTTTTCTTTCATCAGTTACCGGCGGGATATCAACGGCATTCGGGCAAGGCGTTCTTGGCGGTGGTTCATTGTCATCACTAGCGCAGCAAATCGGGATTTCATTCGCAAAGAACATCGCGCAAGATCAACTGGCGTCTGGAATCGCCGAGCATATTATGGGCGTCAAGGGCGATATGTCGGCGGCGGGTGGCGCGTATGAGCAAGACCGAGCGAATCGATTTGCAAATTTATACAATGACGCCGCGCCGTTCTTGGCAGCGGGAACCGGGGCAAATGTCAGAGGCGGCGACAATGTTCGAGTTGGTGAAATGGGGCCGGAGCTATTTATTCCAAGCCGCAACGGAACGGTTGCGCCGATTAAAGGAACCGCCGGTGATTTAATTGGATCGGTTGATAACATGAAAGAGGAAATCAAGGCATTGCGCCGGGATTTATCCAGAGTGTTATCCGGTGGCCAGTTGGTTGGAGCGCGAACATAAATGGCACTGATCGATCTTGTTTCAAAGGAAAACGTAAACCTCAAATATTTGGCCATCTTAAAGCCATATGATTTGAGCGGATCAGCGATTGAAACTCTTTATTATTCCGGTGAGGGTTTTATCACCGAGCCAACGGATTCACCGGCAAACCAGTTTTTTGAACCAAGATTGGTTGAGCCGATTTCATTTACTCGAACTATGTTTTCGCAAGGACGCATCGGCGGGTTTTCAGCACCAGGATTCGGAAACTTGGTTTTGACCAACGCCGATGGCGATTTGGATGATTATGCCAATTACGCATGGAATGGCCGCGAGGTTGAGATTAAAATCGGTGAGGCGGGTTCGGGATATTCAGATTATTACACAATTTTCAAAGGCGAATCCAAAGCGGTTGAATTTGATGATTTGTTTGTCAAAGTAATCTTGCGCGATAACCAAGATGATTTCACGGTTGATTTTCCAAATGTGTTTTATGCGGGAACCGGCGGCAATAACGGATCGGCAAACCTTGAGGGCAAACCCATTCCGCTATGTTTTGGCGAGGTGTTTAATATTGAGCCGGTGTTGGTTGATCCGACAAACCGCGTCTATCAGGTTCACAATGGGGCCATAGAGAGCGTTGTTGCGGTTTATCAGAGTGGGGTAGCGTTGAGCTTAACAACGAACTACACGGTCGATGCAGCGAACGGGCGCATCACTTTGGTTGCCGATCCCACCGGAAAAATCACCGCCGACATAAAAGGCGCAAAGCCGAGTTCAACTTATATCGAATCAGCCGGGAAAATCATTCGGGAGATTGTCACAACTTATGGTGGGTTGACCGACCCCGGTGATTTAGACACCGCCGCATTTACGGCCATCGAAACGGCAAATTCATCGGCGGTTGGTGTTTACATAAAAGACCAACGCAAAATGCAAGATGTTCTTGATGAGTTGGCGAACACTGTTGGCGCGTTTTACGGGTTTGACCGCGATGGTAAATTCACTCTTGGCCGGATCGAGGTTGCAACAGGAACCGCCGATGCAGAGTTTGATTCAACCAATATTATCGAACTCGCAAGATTGGCATCAGAGGTTCCCAATTATCGGGTGACGGTTGATTATAAGAAAAACAATTCAGTAATGAATGAATCGGATTTCGGCGCATCAGTAACAACCGCGCAGCGAGATTATTTATTGCGTGAGGCTTTGTTTGAAGTCGATACCGATTCCGGCGTTGTCACCAAATATCCAAACTCTCAAACATTGGCGATCCCGGCATTGTTTGCAGAAACATCACCGGCATCGACAGAGGCAACAAGATTATTAAATCTCTATAAGTTGCAACGCGAGATTTACAGAATCCGAGTGAAGTCTTTGCCTTATACTTTGAAACTTAATGATGTAGTAAAAATCACTTTTAGTCGTTATAATTTAACGAGCGGCAAATTGTTTCGAGTCATATCGATCACCGAGGATGCAGCGGTGAACGAAGTAGAATTGGAATTGTGGGGTTAATATGGCCGAGAATATAATCATTTCGACAACCAATTATGTCGATGCATCCACATCGACCTTGACGGTTGATTCCGAGAGTTCGACATTGCCAAAAGAGAATTTGCAGAACTTGCAGATTGTTCGCATTTTCAGAACTGGGGCGGTCACATCATTGCAAATTGATGTTGATTTCGGATCATCAAAACTTGTTGATCTCATGTCGATCATAAACCACAACTTCACTATTTCCGCGTCAATCAGATGGCGTTTATCAAATGTCTCTGATTTTTCATCCTCATTATATGACAGCGGAACCGTTGATGTTTGGCCCGCGATTGAGGATTTCGGTTCATCGCCTTGGGGGATTTTCACTTGGGGTTCAAAACCAACACAAGAACAAGCCGATCTTTACACCGCAAACGTATTTGCGATTTTATCGTCTGCGACAGTCGCAAGATATATGCGGATTGAAATCTCTGATTCCACTAATACGGATGGATATTTGCAAGCGGGTCGATTGATTGCCGGGCCAGCGTATCAGCCGACAATAAACTATGCCAACGGCGTTGAGTTTGAGTTTGTTGATGAAAGCCGGGTTACAAAATCACGCGGCGGTCAAACGTTTGTTGATGAAGTTGAGAAATTTCGCCGGATGCGGTTTGATTTGATTAACTTGCCCGAGGATGAAATCTTTGGAAATGTCTTTAATTCCCTCGATCGAATCAAGGGCATTTCAAAGGATGTTTTGGTTATCCCGCAACCGAGTGAACCAACGACATGGATCACGCAGAATATTTATGGTAGGATCAGCGCAACGGCACCGATCGTCAATTCGGCATTGACGTTTTACGGTCGGCAAATCGAAATTGAGGAAATGATATAATGGCATATCCGGTCACACTGAATGGCACAACTTACACTCTCGCCAGTTTCGAGGGTTTGAATTATGTGGATGGTTTTCCCGATGCTCTTGAGGATTTCGTCACCCATGCGGCGAATGTTTATTCGTCAACATCGACCACAAGCGTTGCGATCGGCACCGGATCAAAAACGTTTACCATTGCCGACAGTGGCAAGCCATATGCCGCCGGAACGCCGTTAAGGTTTGCGGCGGCATCCGATCCATCAAATAAATTCATGGATGGGGTTGTTACATCATACAGCGGAACAACTGTCGTTTTAGATGTAAAGAACGTCACCGGATCGGGCACCCTTGCATCTTGGAACGTGAGCATTGGCGGGGGAACCGCGTTATTTAATTTACCTACGGTCACAGCATCGAGCGCAGAACTGAATATCCTCGATGGGGCGACTCTAACAACCGCAGAATTGAACACTCTTGCCGGAGTCACCGCGACAACCGCAGAATTAAACTATTTGGATATCACGACACTTGGCACATCAGAGGCATCCAAGGCGGTTACAGCCGATGCAAATGGCGTTGTAACGTTTGATAATGGAACAATCGAGGAAGTGACATCGATCACTTCATCATCTAATGCCGCGACCATAAATTTGCGCGATGGCAATTTGTTCGAGCATGATTTAACCGAAAATGTGACTTATACATTCAGCAACCCGGCGGCAACCGGGCGAGCGTCAATCTTTGCTTTGAAAGTGATTCAAGGCAGTTCAACATATGCAATCACTTGGCCGACAAGTGTTGATTGGGCGGGGGGAAGCGCACCCACATTGAGTTCGAGCAATGACCAAGTGGACGTTTTCATCTTATTTACGATTGATGGTGGCACAACGTATTATGGGTTCACCGCCGGTCAAGATTTGAATTAAAAGGGGTGGAATATGTCAGTCCAACTTTTAACATTAGCAGCGGGGGAAGATGAGGTGCCTAGAGCGGAAAGCGTTTATGCCACGGAAGGAACTTACACTTGGGTTTGTCCAGAAGGAGTAACATCAGTTAGCGTTGTTTGCGTGGGCGGAGGGGGCGGGGGAACTCGACAATCGACATACGGAGGCCCGGGCGGGGCTGGTGGCGGTCTTGGCTATAAAAATAATATTTCTGTTACGGCCGGTAGCAGTTACACCGTTGTGGTTGGCGCTGGAGGAAATGCAAGAAATAACGTAAACGGTTTTGATGGCGGCGACAGCTACTTTATAAGTAGCGCAACTGTGCAGGGTGAGGGAGGTCAAGGCGGTCAAAAATATAGCGCAGGATTTCCAGCAACCACAGGCGGCAGCTTTACTGGTGATGGCGGTGGCGATGGCGGCACTAATCCTGCTGGCAATCCTAAATCCGGCGGTGCCGGAGCAGGCGGTTATTCTGGAAACGGCGGGGCTGGTGGCGTTAATGCGACATCTGGTATAGGTCAAGCGGGTTCAGGTGGGGCTGGTGGCGGTGGCGGTTGCGATAACGCAAGCCAAGGCGGTTTTGCGGGTGGTGGCGGTGTTGGCATCTGGGGTGAAGGTACTAGCGGCGCAGCAACAGCAAATAATCAAGAGGGTGGAAAAGGTGGTTCTGGCGGCGAAGACGCACATAACGCACAAAGTGCTATGTTTGGCAGTGAGGGCGCAAGGTTTGGCGGCGGTGGCGGCGGGTCGGGGCCAAATAACGGTTATAATTCAGGCGGGTCATCTGGCGCAGTAAGAATTGTTTGGCCCGGCGACACACGGCAATTTCCATCCACGGATGTTGGTTATTACTAATGTTGGTTCCTGAGCTAAATATGGTTTTGTTAAACATCCCGAAATGCGGGTCATCGACGGTAAGGCGGTGCTTGGAAAATCATGTTCAAAAGAATAAAATGATTGCTCAAAACGCAAACTTTTCAGATCATTTGTCTTTATCAGAAATGGCGTTAAAGCTTGAAACTCTAGGGTTTAATGTTCAGAAATTGCGAATTATTGGCATAGTCCGAAATCCTTTGGATAGGTATTTAAGCGCCTTGAATTATGCGTTTGGCGATAAATATAGTTGTTCTCTTGCGGAATGTGTCGATATGACTCTTACGAAAGACTCTGGCGATAAATATTCTTTTAGAATGTACTTTCGCACGATGTCATCTTTTTTAAACTCAAGTGTAAAGAATTTAAAACTCTTTCGCTTTGAAGATATAAGCGCCGCAGTGAAATCTTTTGGACACACTGGTTCGGTTCCTCATCTAAACAAAAGCCGAAAACGATTTAATATTGCGGAGTTAAAACCTTACATAAAAGATATTCAATCTTTCTATTGTAACGATTTTAATTTGTATGAAAACACACCTTGCGTTGAAAAGGGGCCAGCCCATGTTTGTTAAACTTGACGATAATTCACCTTCTGAGTGGCCTGTTGCCGCCGCAAGGATTCATCACGACAATCCAAACGTCAGCTTTCCCGCAGATATGTCTAATTTCGATGTGACGTCATACGGGTTCGCACCGTTTTCTTATGCTGACAAGCCCGACCATGACGCAGAATATCAAAACTGCTCAGAAATTGCACCAGTTCTCAGCGATGGGGTTTATGTGCAAACTTGGCAAGTAACAGACAAATATACGTCCGATGAGCGCACTGCCTACGATACGCAAAAAGAAGCAGATCGCATTGACGGATTGCCCGAAATTCACCGAATTATTCGTGATGGCTTGCTCGCCGATACAGATTACTTCGCTCTGACTGATGTAACAATGAACACCGCGATGACAAATTACCGTCAGGCTTTGCGTGATATTACAGCCCATTCGAATTGGCCGGATTTGGCCGATGACGATTGGCCGACGAAGCCTTGAGGTGATATATGTCAAGAAACACAGTATCATCGGCTCATGAAAGAATTGACACCCTCGAGCCTCGAGTGA